AGGTACTCCATCAGGGCTACGGGCTTTTGAGTGGGGTGAAGGCCTTCCTCTACGCCAAACCTCAGCACAGTTCGCGGGTAGTTCGTGAACGATTGAACGCTTGGCATCCCAGCCTGTTTGCGGTAGACGCCACCCGTGTTGGTGCGCGTAACTGTACGTGGCTCAATCTTGACAAGCCCTTGCGGGTAGTAACGCGGCGATCCAACCCCGAACACCAGGACATCCTCATGCGCCCTCATGGGCTGCAACTTGGCGCGAAGGTGGCCGACCGGCTTGGACTTCTCCCAAACCCACGCATACCGGAAGTCGCGCAAGTTAGACGCAACGAGCATGGACGTGAACGGCTGGCTCGCAGTCAGCACAATCGCCGCGTTCCGCTTTGCCACCCTGCGGTACTGCGCCCACAGCGGCTCGAACGGGATAACCGTGTCCCACTTACATGCCGTCGTACCGTATGGCAGGTCGCAAAGGATCATGTCGATGCTGGCATCCGGCAGCCCCGCCATGACCTCCAGGCAGTCGCCGAGGTACAGCGTCGCGTTGCCGATGACGACGGGGCTCACGTCGTCGGCTCCTGGTGCCCGGCGGATGTTCTCGTAACGGTCAGTCATCGCTCACCTCCAGCGCCTTTCTCGTTCGACTGCGTGTCCCGGCACACCTCTTCCCCATCGTAGGCAGGCCACCCGGCCTGCCCTCCTGACTCTTTCCAAATAGCCACCATTTCACAGTACTGCTCGGCCTGGCGCTGCTCTTCCTCATAATCAGCCTGGCCGACGATGCCCATCGCAATGATGATCCCGGCGATGGCCAGGATGGCTTGGTAGCGTTTAATCATGGTCTACTCCTTCCTGTCTGTTGTGGCGAACGTGGCGCGTATCCACTGCACGATGTCGGACTCGCGCCAAAACAGGTCCTTGCCTCCGATGCGTACAGGCGGCGGGAGGATGCCGCGAGAGGCCCATCTGCGCACCGTCTGCGTGCCCACACTACACATCGCCGCCACGTCCTTGATCCTTAGTAGGGTATCGGCTGCTGCTTCCATCTGAGATTACCTCCTCTAATGCAGACTGCCCATCGTCGTTGCCAGGGTACTGGCAGTAACTGCATAAGAGATAAGAAGCTTTTCCTCGATTTCTCTCGTGAGTGGAATGCGCTTGATCTCTTTATTGCCCTCTATGGACAAGCATATTATTTCGCTACCCTCGCGGACAGCTTTTTGTCCTCCCATTGTAGCCAACACTACGCCTTCGGGGAGGCCGGTGTTTATGATTTGTTCCAGGGTTTTGGGGTTGTACCTATAGCCAGGGGTTTTCCGGGCCATTTGGTGTGCCTTGGCGATCATTTCTTGAGTGTTCATTTTCCTCTCCTTTTGGTTTGTGGGCTCGGGCCTATCCCTCGCCCTCGTTGATTCCTGCTTAGCCACCATCGGCGCTGCCGTCAATATCTTTTTTTGCTTTTTTTGCTTTTTTTTCTTTTTTCCTTACCAGGCGGCCCCCACCGACGAAAAGCTCAAAGGGGCCGCCCGTTAGCGCGCTATCGCAGCCATCGGACATGCTTGACCTCCAGGCGGTACAGGTGCGACTCGATGTCGCTCCGCGAGCCATAAAGCAAAAATCCCCGTGCAAGAGCCTCGTCTTGGGCGGCCCAGGCCAGCCGCCGCGCCGCGGCTTCGGGCGACTCGCCGGGCAGGACAAGCTCTTCGAGCGGCGCATTCCCGGCCGCCACCTGTACAATCGAGTATGTAGGCAGGGTGCTTGCGCAGTATATGGATGCCAGCCGCTGCGCAACAACCTGTGCCGCAGCGTCAGCGTCTTCTGCGTCGCGAGCGGTTATCACATGATATACCGACGCAAGCAGGTGTGTGTCACGGAACATCTCGCGCACGGCACTTGGCCGCATCCGCGGAGGAAGCTCCCACCGCCATGATGGCGGGGCCACTTCGTCGGCTAGCCACCACACACCGACGCGCCCGCTCGCCCATGCGGCGAGGAAGACCGGCTCCGGGAACCGGCTGTCCGCCGTCTGTTTCCACAGTGCTGCCTCCCACGGGTCGGGGTCCGGGCTTGTAATAGTAAGCACAATACTCATTTTCTCCCCTCCGTTACGCATCTGCAAAAAAATACCCAACAATACGCGGATATTCGCCGCTCTCGTCCACCGTGATTGCGTCTGGGGCTATAAGCTCTCCAACTCTGCGCAGTGCCTCTGCCGCTGTCGCTGGCGGCTTGCTTTTTGCCCGCCGAATCCACCACTGGGCGGCGATCTGTGCCGCCACGCCTGGGTGTGCCGGGCACACCCATTCAGATGCCACCCTTTTGTTGCGCGCCGCGAAGTAATCCACGCGCACGCTCGGCGGTCGCCCCGCTTTATAGTGTGCGCTGTACTCCACCCGCGTCACCTGGTACACACGCGAGTCTGTTTGCGCAATAATGTCGGCGAGGCTTGCGTTGCGCTGGCCGAGCCGTTTTTCCTCCTTCGGGAAGGCCGCCCCGCACGCAGGGCACGCTGAGACCCGCGTGTGGCAACGGTTGCCGCAGTTTCCGCAAATTTTGTGCGGTGCGTCGCCGCTCCTTGTCTCTCGCGATTTCCCCTTAATTTTGTTTATTGGGCCAAGGCGCTCTGTTGTGTCGGTAAAATCCAGCCACAGGCAGTCGCCCTTCCCGGGGACGGGGCGCATACCGCGCCCAGCCCCTTGCACGTATAACACCGGGCTGATTGTCGGCCGCGCCCACAAAATGCAGTCCACGTCCGGCACGTCGAATCCGGTCGCCAGTGCAACAACGGTAACAAGGCATCGCACACCACCAGCGCGGAAGGCCGCGACTGTTTTCGCGCGCTCTTCCTTTTGCGTTTCTCCGCACACCACGGCGGCAGAGACACCCTTAGCGTTGAGCACGCCGCAAAGTGCGTGTGCGGTCGCAACCGACGGAAGAAAGGCAATCCACTTCTTACGGTCCGCGGCGAGCGTGATTGCCTCGTCGGCAACCGCCTCAAGATATGTCTCAACACGCGCCGCAAGCTGCGAGATAACATAATCGCCGGACACCCGGGACGTAGCAATCCCGGCTGTTTCGATCCGCGTTTTTATGGTCCGCGGTGGAACAAGCGGCGAGAGGTATCCAGCCGCGAGGAGATCATTCATTGAAATGCTTGATGCGACGCCGGAAAACAACGCATCGCGCCCAGTCGTCAGCCACTCCCCAGTTCCTCGGAACGGGGTCGCGGTCAGCCCCACGACGCGGCCGCCGGCCGAAATGGAGGATATGAGGCGGCGGTACATCCCCACGTCCGCGCCTCGCGGGCTCACAAGGTGAGCCTCGTCCACCGCCACAAATCTAATATCTTTCAGCTCGCCGGCGGCCCGGTATGCCGTCCCGATGGTGGCAACAATCACGTCTGTTTCCGTTTGGCGTGTACAAAGCGAGGCGGACAAATACCCAATCGACAGCCCGTCAGGCAGTACACAGCGCAACTTTTCGCCGTTTTGCTCTGCCAATTCCTTGCTTGGTACAAGCACCAGGGCACGCCCGCCGAACATGGCGATCGCCCTGCGCACAAGCTCCGCGATAATTATGCTCTTCCCGCTCCCTGTGGGGGCAACAATAAGCGGCGCACCGGTGTTGGATTGCAGCCAATCAAAGACCGCATCGACTGCCTTCTGCTGGTATGGGCGTAAAACGTAGGTCATTTCCCTCTCCTCGTGTAATGTTATCCGATTATTGTTGCACCAAAAACCTCGCGCGCTTTTGCCACATGTGCAGACGCAAGCGCAGGCTTGTCCTTACATGCGCATATTTCTGCCGACGACAGTCCGCCGGTGCCGTTACGGAAGGTCCCCTCTCCTTCAAGCATACGGTACTCAACCCACCCTTCCTGCGGGCATGCGTCTATCGGCTCCGCAAACCGCGAAAGCAGTTCCGGGATATATACGTGCCGCGGGCACCCCTCTTTCTGCACTTCCAGGGGTATCATCGTGTGCCTACCTGCGTACTCACAATACCAGTCCTCCTCGCCGACGGTCGCGTGCGCACATGTGCGGCACGATGGGGCTGGGACCTCGCTTCCATAGCACAGGTCGCGGGCATCACAAAACCGGCAGTCCCTACAGTCTGGGGAGTCGCCGACGCCTGGGGGCGGGGTCTGGGCAGCCACGATCCGCTCGCCCCGGGACTGGTAGTATTTCGCGTCCGCGCGGACATATTGGACCCGCTCTATGTGCAGGGCGTCATTGTCTTTGCACACCCCGACGTATAGCGCCCACGCCATCCCGGACCAATGCATGTATAGCTGCATCTGCGCATAGTGTGCGACATGTGCCTCGCGCACGCCGTACTTTGTCAGCGCAAAGAAGGATTTGGCAGAATGCGTCTTTATTTCCAGGACGTGCCACTTGCCGGGGAGGTCCGGGACCCCTTTTATCGCACCGTCAATGCTCCCCCCGAGGTGCCCTCGCTTGAATGTAAACTGGCGCCCTGTTTCCGCGTCAACGCTGACAACATTTGCTCCAATTCCGCGGAGCATCTCGATAACAACTGGCTCCTCTCTTTGCCCCCTGGCAAAAAGGCGCAACAATCGGGGGCTGTAGCTGGGGCGCACGGCCCACCGGAAGCGGTACCATAACTCCCTGTCACACGGGCGGCCGATGATACTGGCCCCTAGGTGGGGGCGCAGGTGGTCGCCGCGGCTGTTCGCCGCGGCGCTTTCAATAGCCGCCATGGTTTTTTCCGCAAGCACCACGGCGCTCATACGCCTACTCCTCCCACGGGGCCTTTTTCGGGGCTGGCTTTACCTCTGGCTGTGCTCCTGGCGCCTTTTTGTACCCGCGCACAATGTTGCGCGGGCCGTATCCGTCGCGCCCCGGCTCTGTCCGCACAATCGCCACAAACGGGCGGTTGTGGAGCTGTTCGGTGTCCTGGAGCTGGAGGACACCAACAGCGTGGCATATCTGTGCCAGCGTGCGCCGCGCTATCGACACAGCCTGGCTGTTGGGGTTCTCCAGGTTCAGCCGGTCGTATATCCTCCTGCCGGCGTGCGGGCCGTCCTGAATTTCGACCGTAAGTTCGAGATATGCGCCGTTGCCGCTTCGTGTCTGCCGCATCTCAGACGCGGTAATCATGGCGGTGTACTCCCCATCGGGGATGGGGGTCGACAGGTCCACGGCCTCCGGATCAAACATAGTTGCGTCAAAATTCAAGTAAGCCATTGTTATTCCTCCTCGTCCTTTTTAGCTGCTGGAAAAACAGAGTTTACCCACTCATCAACGACTGACTCGCGCCAGTATTTTGTGCGCCCGATTCTTTTCGGTGCCGGGAATATCCCGGCGCGCACCCAGTTTTCGATGGTTTGGGGCGTAACCCCAATCTTTTTCGCAACCTCTTTTGCCCTGATTACTCTGTCAATAGTGCCGTCTGTCATTGTTGACCTCCTTTTCCGAATGCCTCCTCCAGCGCCGCCCAGCTCAGCGGCAGGGGCGATGGGAGAGAGTATCTATTTTTAGCCAAAAACGCCGGCTGCCCGACGGTGTGCACGATGCGCTCACCGGTGGACGTTGCCCGCGCCCGGCGTTCGCCAAAGCCCGCGTTCTCGGTAACAATCCCAGCCCGAACCGTGGCGTACAGGATAATGTCCGCATACTCTTCAGCCATTCCGGCGGCCCGGCGGTGGAGCTTGAGGTCGTGGCGGTCATACGCGGGCAGTGTTGGGTCCTCGACGTGCACTATCTGGGAGTGCGCCGTCAGGAGCACTATCATGCCCCGCTCGTCTCGCAGCGCCGTCAGCGCATCAAACAGCGCCCTCCAGTGGTGGAGGGCCTCCACGTACCCCTTGCCATAGCCAAATTCCTCGATTGACTTTTTCCCCCCATCTTTACACACCCGCCCCCAGATAAGGGGCTCTAGCCAATCTAGGCTGTCGATCACTACCGTCCTAAATCCGTGCTCCTCAGTGCGCAGGGCCTCCAGCGCGCCCATAACGTCCTCAAACGTCTGGGCCAATGGGAACGCATCCACGTCCAGCGCCCCCAGGCCGTCCTCTGTGGGGACAAACACGGGCGCCGGCGCTCCAGCGGCCCACGTCGTCTTCCCAATCCCGGCCCCGCCGTGGATTATTATCCTTGGGGGCCGAGGGCGGTTCTTCTTTAGCAAGCTCAGGTTAATTGCCATGACACACCTCCATCCCATTGTATGGCGGCCATCCTTCACGGCCGCCGGTTAGCTTCCACCTTTCCACCATCTCACAGTACAGGCGCTCTTGCGCCGCCCGCTCGATTGCGTCCATTCGCCCGGCGACCCCAAAGGCAGCCATGAGGGCCAGGGCTATCAAGACACGAATCCATATTTTTCCCATACTCACCGCCTTTTTGGTATCCCCCGCCCAGCGGGCTGGGCGGGGCGTTGTCCTTTCTTTATTCGGCCCACTCGTAAGCGACCCCGCCGTGCACCGACCGAGTCGGCCGTACAAGCCCGGCGGCCAACAACACATCGATCCGCCGGTCCATCGCGGTGTAGTAGTGCCTTGAGTAGTTCTTCGCCTTCCCCTTGAGGGCCTTTGCGAGGAAGGTGCCAAGAGTTACCTTGTCCCCGCCTAAATACCTGTCAAGCAAAGACTCCGTAACCGGCGCAGGGCGGAGGGACTTGTGCAAAATTTCTGTGGCCTTGTTCATCTTCATGGTGCTTCTCCTTTGTTTTTGAGGTTCCCCGCGGTGGACATCCCCGTGGGCTGTTGAGTCCTTCAATAATCACTGCAGAAAAAATGTCAACAAAAACTTCTGCGTTTTTCAAAAAAAATTTTGTTTTTAAGAAAAGGCACATACGCTCGGCGTGGAAAATTCACCCCCAAAAATTGATGGCGAATTTCTTTGACTCGTGCCGCGGGCGGCACCCGCTACGATTGCTACTATTACTACAGCTGGCAGGGGCTGACCTCCACCCATGTGACCCAGCGCCACGTCTGAGAGGCCCTAGGAGCCAGCCTGCGGGGCGCTACGCGGGCGAGACGGCTAAACTTCACGCCGAGGTCTGCGGCGCGGCAGTGGGCATCCTGGAGCGCCTGGCGTGGTCTCTCAAAAAAGACCGCCCCAAAGATGGAGCGAAAATAATACTTGCTTTTGCATTTTGCATAATGCAAAACGGGGGCATGGAAAACGCGGCAAGCAAAATCATCGACAGCCTTGGCGGCACCGTGGCGGCCTCCAGGTTTTTTGGGGTCGCCCCCAGTACAATAAGCTGCTGGCGGCGGCGAGGAATCCCGGCGGGGCGCAGGCTGATGCTCCTGCGCAAGGCGCCGGAGCTTTTTTGGGCAATTCAACAGGACGAGGAGAGCGGCGATGGGAGAGCAGTTAGATAACCTTCAGGCGGCCCTGGGCTATGCCGGGGTTGGCTGGCATGTCTTCCCGGTGTGGGGAGCCGAAAACGGGCGGTGCCGCTGCGGGCGCAGCGAATGCACAGCACCAGGCAAGCACCCCCACCGGCTTGCGGCGAAGGGGCAGAACGACGCCACGACAGACCCGGGCACAATCCGCGCATGGTGGAAAGCCGACCCAGGTGCCGGAATCGCGGTCTTTCTCCGAGCGTCTGGGCTGGTCGCCATCGACATCGACCCGCGCAACGGCGGGTACGAGACTATAGATGCGCTGGAAGCGGAACACGGCCCGCTCGTCGCCGACGTTGTGCAGTACACACAGGGCGGCGGGGAGCACCGGGTCTTTGCTCTTCCACCGGACGAAAACATCCACCTCCCAGGGACCCTTGGCCCCGGGGTGGATGTGAAGAGGAACGGATATATTGTTGTGGCCCCCACAAAAGGGGTGGCCGGTGAATATGCCTGGGAAGCGTCGTCTGATCCGCTCGAAGGTGTGTCCCCGTCGCCGCTCCCCGACTGGATTGTCGCGCTCGGCCATCGCTCACAGCCGACAGGCGAGGCACACCGGGGTGCAACCGAAGAGCAGGTCGAAGAGATCCGCGATGCGCTCACGCACATCCCGGCAGACGACTATGACGTGTGGGTGCGGGTAGGAATGGCGCTGGCCACCCTCGGAGGGGCGGGGTTCCGCCTCTGGGACGAATGGAGCCAAACGTCACAGAAATACAAGGCAAGCGAAATGCCGAGAAAGTGGAGGTCTTTTCGCGGGAGCGGGGTCAACCTCGAGACGATATATTTTTTGGCGCAACAAAACGGATGGCGCAACCCGATGGCCAAGACAGCGGTCCCGACAATCGTGGTCAATACTCCACCATCGCCGCAACAGGAGCAGCCAGCGACACAGCAGCTTATGCCAATGCCGCCAGTGCCCGTTTTGCAAGACATCATAAGGTGGATGGAGGGCTATTCCGAAGAGCCGAACCGAGCCATCTCAATTCAGGGGGCCATCGCTGTCGCATCGGTGCTTGCCGGGCGCATATACGAAAGTGAAAACGGCAACGTGTCGTCGCTGTACCTGCTCACCCTCGCCCCCACCGGCGCGGGGAAGGGGTACGTAAAAACGGCAATCCGCCGGCTCCTCGCTGACGCCGGACTCCAAGGTCTGTTGTCCGGCGCAGGAAACACCAGCGCCGGGGCGGTTTTTTCGGCACTTTTCCGGGCTCCGACACATATCCAGATAACCGACGAGTATGGCAAACACCTGTTGGCCGCTCGTAGGCAGCAGTCTGGAGCAATGTCAGACGCCCTGGCCGTGCTTACCGAGGCGTATTCCGACGCGGCGTCAATGCTAGTACCGCGGAATTATAGCCACTTCCACCTTTCTAAAAAGGAGCTTGCGGCCCTTGATACGAAGATCGTGCAGCGCCCGGCAATCACCATCCTGGCGATGGCTACGCCAGAGCAGGTGTACCAGGGCCTTACTACAGGAGAGATCGACGACGGATTTTTGAACCGAATGATTGCCGTTGACGCAACCGGGGCACAGCTCCCGGAGCAACGTATGCGCGTGACCCCCACGCCCCCACACATCATCGACTGGGCGCGCACGGTGCGGCGCGTAGGCGTTGAGTTCGCCCCAACGAACACAAACATGACTGGCGTGGATCAAGACTACGATGTCGCTCCCACCCCGATTATGGTGCCCTTTACGCCGGAGGCGTGGAAAGTTTTTGACGAGCTGAAGCGCGTTATCAGAGCAACCGAGTGGCCAGAGCCGCGATTGACAATGCGGTGGCGCGAAAACGCAATGCGCCTGGCAACAGCGCTCGCAGCCGCAAGACAGCCACACAGCCCGACAATTACCGCAGACCTCGCCGAGTGGGCCGTGCAGTACGTCCGCACACACGGCGAGGCGTTTATGGCGGCCGCGGTGGCAAATATCGCAGACTCCGACTACCACCGCCTCTATTTAGCAATCCGCGATGCTGTGAAAAAAGCCGGGGCCGCTGGATTGACAGAACGTGAGCTCTGTCGTAAGTCCCGGGTCGTCGAGCGGACACCGCCGAATGTGCGTGACCAGGCTATCCTCGCACTTATGCGCGAGGATTCCGTGGTTAGGGTGAAATTCCCACCACAGGGCGGAAAAGGCCGCCCACGAGAAGCCCTCGTCTGGGCGGAGTATATCAAGGAGCGGACATGACCACGGCAATAACGTCAGCAATTCTGTCAGCACCAACTGCTGACGCAGAAAACCTAGGAAACACCTGGGTTTCTGCTATTTCCGTCAGCAGGGGTGCTGACGGAAATAGGCGACGAAAGCCGAAAGATTCCGCAGGCCTACGCAATAATGGCAGCAAAAAGTTGGGGGGACCCCTATTTTTTTTCTCTCACAAGAAAATATATACCCCCTGTTTTTTTTGTCATATATTATTAAAACCAAGGTGTTTCCTAGGTTTCCAACGTCAGCACCCACTGCTGACGTTTTGCTGCCATTATTGACGGAATGGCCATCGCACCCTCCTCCCGCCAAGCCGTGAGTGGCGGCAGTAACCACGGCAGCGAGCGACCGGCCCCCTACCTCTCCTCCGGGGCGCTCGCCGGCTGGCCCACGAGACGGGCCACTTTACAACGGAGGTGGAGGTTTGGGTAAGGCAAGCAGGGAAAAGGGAAAGCGCGGAGAGCGAGAGGTGGTCCGTATTATCTCTGAGCTCTTGGGGGTCGCGGCCACGCGCAAGGTGCGCCAGCACGAAGGCGACTCGGACATCCTGGGGGTGCCGGGCTGG